GTTCCCACGCGCCAACACCGGCGTATGAGGCATCCCATTGCGGGTTGATCGTGAATCCCTGACGAATGTCGAGGGCAAGTGCTTCCTTGCTGAACATTGCACCGATTGCGGCAGTACCGCTTGTGATGTTTGCGTCAACGAAGAAGTCCATATTGTCGAGAGAGGCTTGATAAAAGCCGCTCATAAAGCGATTCTTCAAGTCTTCGCTCTGCATGAGGGTCGGAACACCGGATGAAGCGGAAGTCAGGTAGTACCATTGCATCGGGTGGATCACGACCGAGTAACGACCGTAGATTTTGTTCCCGCGCATAACAGCCTGTGCGTTGAAGACGTTAGCCCAAGTCAAAGTGCCGCCTGCTGTTCCCACAGTGCCACCGGTCAAGCCAGCCAATGTACCGGCAAGGTTGGTATCAATGTGAGCAGCGGCGGTTTCGCCCAAGTAACGACCTGCGTCACGTTGTGCACCGGCAGGATCGCTCTTAATGCGGTTCATGGTCAGGCTAATCTGCTGACCATAGGTTGAAGGCGTGATTGTGCCCCCAGCGGTTGCGCTGAAGGTTTCAGCGGTCATATCCACAGTGCCAGCGATGGCGCTAAAAGTACCGCCGCTGTATTCGCCGTAGACGCGGGGTGCAAGACCCTGATAGTCGCCGAAAGTTGTTACCAATGGCGCAAGTACGTTGCCTTCCTGCGCGGTAAATAGCGCAAGTTCGTAAACGTTTGCGACCAAAGTTTTGATGTCATCATAAGTTGATGCAGCCATAATGTATTACTCCTATTGAGGATTTTCAGGTCCCCAGTTGATTCCGCCGCCCCTCCAAATATTCGCGTCACTCCCGACAAGTCTTTCGAGCTTCTGTGCTCGTGTTTCCTCTTTCGAGGCTTGCTCACCTGGATTCGTAGCGCCCGTATTCGGTGCGGCTTTTTGTTTCGGTTGCGTTTCGAGGATAAACTTCGCGTCCGCTTCCAGTTCTTCCGGCGTCTCGCCTTTCAATCTGTCAGCCAAGCGCGGGTCTAATCCCACTTTTGCCGCAATGTCATGTTGCAACCTATTAATTTCAAGTTGCCTGACTTTCAATTCAAGTTCCTGCGCGTGTTTGTTGGCTCGCTCAATTTCGGTCATCTCGGCTTCCTTGCGCTTAGCCTCTTCCTGCTCAAACTTCGCCAGTTTCTTGAAGTGACGATCTGCCTCATCCGCCTTATTCTTTGCGCGGCGTTCGGCTTCGTCCAATCGCGCTTTCAACTCCTCAACCGTCTCGGTCTTGTCGATTACTTGCGTGTCAACCTGTTGTTCGCCTGTCTCAGGCGCTTTCAATTCGTCCACCATCTCGGTTTCCTCCATGATTATTTCGTTTTGTACGGCGGCTCTCCGCCAAGTAAATCCCAAAGCGGCTTGGTCTGAAGCATCTCGCCGTAGACATCATCATGCCGCCGTCCTAACATATCCTTAAGCTCAAATCCACCGGCTTTCCAAACGTCAAAAGTTTGTTTCCCCATCATCTTTTCTTGCTCTGATTCAGATAGTCCCTTGAACCAGTCCTCCCCTTTTTGATTGTCGTATTCGTACCCCTTCACAACCGGCGTGCTCACGCACCTGCAGTTGTAGTGGCTGTCCATTGGCTCGTCTATTTCGTGGATTGTGCCATTCTCAATCGCACAAGCCATGCAAACATCGCCATCCATTGACGCGTTCCACATCCAACCGATCACCACGTCCGCGTTCGCCGCGTAACTTGCCCGCGCCGCTTCTCGGTTGGCGTAAAGCTGAGAGGTGCGTGACATTCTCATCGCGTCCGTCAGTCCGCCACCCATAACTGATTCGAACATCTTCGCAGTCTTAGCAGGGTTGTATCCAAGCGCAATACCCTCAAGCAACGAGTCCGCTACCTTCTGCGCGTGCGTGCCAGCCAGCTCACCAATCCGTTTCCAGAGCGGCGAATCTTCCTGCAGAAAACCGAGCATCGAATATATCGCGTTCGTTGGCAAGGACTTCGGCAATGCGTAACCAGCCGCTTTCAAGTAAGCCGCCGTCTGCTTGACCGCTAAGTCAATGGAGGCCTGCGCGTTAGCCTTGATTTCCATCTCAACGAAGCCGGAGTATTTCGTAAGCTCCGATTCGATAGACCTGATAAGGTTCTGATACTGCGCAAGCCTGAATACCTGCCCCTTTGTCGGCTCTTCCATGTTCGAAATAACCAGCAATAGCGCGTCCAGTTTGTCCTTCATCCGTGCGTAAAGTTGCGAGTAGGTTCGCGCCAATCGCCCCAACGCCAAAGCGTCCTGTCGGTTGACGGCGTTTCTAAACTGCGTGGCGAGTTCGGTCGGTGTTGGCAAGTGTTATCCTCCTTGACTAAAAGTCCTGAGAAGTGCACTTCCAAGATTATCACCAGCCGCCGATTCGTCAGCAATGCGCTGTTCCTCGTCTTCCCAAACGTAGCCCCTTATGCCAGCCGCCGTCTGTTTGCTCACCAAGCCAAGCTCCAAATCGGTCCGGATAGCGAGTGCGACCTCGCTGTCGTTGGTAGGCATAATATCAGGCCATTCGACCTCGCCGCCGTCCGAATCAGGCGCGCCGGCAAGCTCCAAAAGCCGGTGATTGATTTCCACAATCCCCTCACCGTAAAGCCCCCGCTTCTCTTCGAGCTTGCTCAGCGCATCCTGGTACAACACGCGTAAACCGAAGTTCGTCAATGAACCGAGTTTATCCGCCAGCGAGTCAATGTCCACCGACCGCGCAACGTCAAACATAGCCTGGCGCAGGTAGCGGATGAAGCTCAAAGACGAGCCCAAATCCGACTGCATCTCAAGGTTCTGGATCATGCCGTTAGAGTCGGATAGCATAACCATCTCATCCACGCCCCACTCCACCTTCGCCTGACTCAACGCGCCCCGTCCCCATGTCTTCGGATGTGCGTGATATTTGATAATCTTCGCCGTGTTGGACGAAACAAAATTGATCTTGTCCTGCAAGTCAATCAGGTCGGCGGTAATGTCGGGTCGTCCGTAAGGACTGCCGACTTCTGGTAAGTTCTGCCAGTGCACAATTGGCGCGAAGTCGTACTCCCACACCTGCACGTTGGTTTGCTCCCAGCGTGCCCCGTTGATTGATTCGTAATCGGTGATAATCCAGTTACCCGTATCAGGATCGTGCTCCGTAACCTGCCGAATCGCCTTGTCCTTGCCGGTTGTCTGGTCAACAATCGCATACGCGATGGTGTAGCGAATGACCGTCTCAATATCCTCTGCCAGCGCGTCCATTGTCACGGTTGCAGGATCCAACGCAATCAAGCGCGGAACTAACCTGCCGTCCCTCGTGAGCGCCCCGTCTGGCAGTATCTTCATGTAGCACGTGCCAGCTTCAGCCCCGTAGACTGCCGTTTGTTTTAAGAGGTTCTGCTTGCGGTTAGCGCGCCACACCTCGTCAATGTACTGCTGCGCCGGCGCGTCTGATTCGCCAGGCAGGTCAAACGCCGGCTCTTTGCCGAACAGGTTGGCCACGCTCCGGTCCACCTGCAAGCCGATAAAATTAACGATAATGGCATCATCCGCCGACTTAATCGGTTGCTTGTGAATGCCCTTGCGATAATCGCGCCGAGTCGTTAGCTCGTTCTGTTTTGTCACCCACTCGTGGCCAAGCAGCGGTTCAAGTAACCAGTTCCGAAAGTTAGTTAATAATCCCATATAGCCTCACTCTAATATTCATAGAACGGATTCTTGACCACACGTACACGCTGTTCCATGCCACTCCACGCAATCGCCAGGCTCATCACGCAGTCGTCGTGCATCCCTGACGGCGCGCTGTAGCTGAAGCTGCCCGACGCGTTCCTGGTCGCCTCGAAACTCAATAACTCACCGACCAGCACCGCGTCGTTCAGGACTCGAATCTGCCCATTTTCGAAGGCTGATTGCAAGCTCTGAATAATTGACTGCTTCGTCGCCGAAGTCGTCGTAAATGGCACGATATTCAAACCACGCTTGACTAAATTATCAATAACTGGTCTACCAATGCTGTTCGATTCCACAAGCATGGATGACATGTGATAACGCTGGTACACGCTTACCAATCTGTCTTCCAAGACCGGGTAATCCACGCGGTTGAAGCGATCCTGCCAGACTTGCTCACGCGCTTCCACATCGAACACGCACACCACCGTAAAATCAACGGATGAAGCCACGTCCACGCCGGCAATGTACTGACGGTTAGGCTGCGGCTCTTGCGGTGATAATATTGCAGCCTCCTGAACGCGCCGGAAGACGCCGCCGTCAGAATCTATAAATTCTGCCAACACTTCCTGACGGTAAATCAATTCCGGCATAGTGTCACGCATGGCCTCAACTTCGCTTTTTGCAATGGTCGGGTTGGCGCTTGTCGGAAATTGCCACGACTTCCATTCGGTATTCAATTCGTCTTGCCCCAACTGGAACAATTGATGAAAGCCGTTTCTGCCTTTTGGCGTTGATTTGAAATAGGCATCGCCTTTCAGGTCAACCAATGTCGGTCTCAAAATAGCGTTCCAAGTATTCATCAAATCGCTTACCATTGCCGCCTCATCGAATATCAGGCGCTTGTATTTTCTGCCACGAACAGCGTCAGCCGCTTCAGCAGACCACATTTCAATCACGCCCCCCGTGACCAGCTCAAGCCGATGTTCCTGTTCGCTCTTATCCTTTTTCAGCGGCGCGAAGACATTGACGAACTCACGCCACACGTCCGAAAGCATCTTGTAAGTTGGGAACATAATTCCAACTGGCGCTCCTGCTAAAACCACCGGGACCGCCTCGAAGATGTCAAGTTGTGTTTTGCCAAATCGCCTACCACAAACCTCCACGTTGAACCGCTTTGCTTCATCGAGTATCTGTCGTTGTGCCGGATGTGGCGCATTAGGCAGGATTAATTCGATTTGTCTGGTCGGCATATCTCACAATAATCTCAAGCGCGTTTCCTTCCGCGCCTGTTACCTCTGACTTTTGCGGCACTTTGCCAAGTTCCCGTTCGATAATCTCAGTGGCAACCGCCTGTTTGATGCGGTCGTCACGCACACGCAATCCAGCAATCTTCACCTTCGCGGCTTCCTCAACCGCATCAGATAGCAACATGACGGCTCTGACTGCCTTGTCTTTTCTCAATCTATCGGCGCGACTATTTAGTTCATCAATGTTTCTGTTATTCAACCAGCCTTTAGAAAACCCACAATTCCGCAGTGCTTCCGCGTTACTAACCGCATCAGACCGCGCTAAAACATAGGCGGTCTCTCGCTCATCGAGCGTGTCAAAAACAGTACTTGTGCGGTTCATTTTGGTACTTAGCTCTTTACCCTCGCATCGAACACCAACGGAACGCCCTCGCGCTTCGCCTCAATCAGCATCGCCATTTGCGGGATTGCCGACTCTGGTAAGTCAAGCGTTATTCGGATGCCTCCATCCGATAGCGTCTGCGCCTTTGCCACAATCGCGTCAAAGCGAATTACTGCCTCTGCCAAATCAGCCTCGTCTTAAACAGTAATCGCGCTTCGTCTTTGCGCGAGAAGCCACTCGATAGGAGTTTTATCTTTCTTGCTCATGTTACATTTTTTGCACGCTGGAACAATATTGTCCATTGTTGTTCCGCCACCTCGTGAGACTGGAATTACATGTTCTTGTTGAATGTTTTCTTCACTTCCACAATAGGCGCACCTATTACCGTACATTTCTAAAATCAATCGCCATTGCACCGTTGTAAGATCACAGACCAATCCTTTTTTTCGTGCGTTTCTTCGGCTTGAGGCGGATGCAATAGCCTGTTTTCCGCCATCCGATTGTCGATAAAGTGCTCTTGTCTGTTTATAAAGATCGCTTTCTTGATACTTTTTTCTTTGCAACACGCGTTCTGGTCTTGCATTATCGAGTTGGTGTTTTTCTCTTCGTTCTGGAGTGCTATTTAGCTTTCGAATGTACTCGTGGTATTTTTCTGACTTTTGATAGTTTTGTTTATATTCCTTGCCTTTATCGGTTTTGAACCATTTGCGTGTTGCTATTCTGTTTTGCTCTCGGAGTTTTTCGATATTCTCTTCACGCCACTTTGCTTTTGACTCAGCCCAACGTCCTTCAGCATTGCCAGCTTTTAAGTATGCTTTTGAACATTCTTTGCACCACCCACACAAGCCGTCGTAACGAGATTTGTTCTTGTAAAACTCGCAAGTGTTCAAGATGCGATTACATTTAGGACATAATTTAGACATAATCATTCTGCCAAACCAATCGAGTGCGCAATACCATGCGCGAGTACGTCCACAAACACTCGCGTCCGCCCTGAAAGTCGGTCAGCCACTTCATTGCGGCTTCACTCGCGGCTTTGGCACTGGCTTCGACACGAGCGCCAGGATTTCCTTCGCCTGCTTGTCGTGCGTGTTGATGTCCGCGCGCATCTCGTCAACGGTCATTACCAGCTTGCCGGTAATCGAAGCGAGGTTGGCGAGGCTCTCATTCACGTCGCTCATCGCGCAATTGTTTTCCTCGCGCTGTTCCTTGTTGAACTGCCGCCATTGGTTATCAACCTTGAAGATAAATTCTTGCCATTTTTCGGATTGCTTTGTCAGCCATGCCAGCACACCGCCGAAGAACGCGATGAATAGGCAAACGTAGACCGCTTGCTCCCATGCAATAATAGGCACAGCTTCCATCGCCGGTTACCCTTTGTCCAGCCAGCGCTCGGTAGCCGACTGCGTTTCCGGCTTGTTGATTAGTTGCAGCACCGCCGCCTCGATAGCCGCGTCGATCAGGTCAATGTCCACGCTCACGTGCCGCGCCTCAAGCCACAACTCCACGATCTGGATCGCGTACTGTTTCTTGTCGTCAATCAGCTCGGCAATGCCAGCTTGTTCCGCTGCCCTCACCGCCATCTTGGCAGCGTCTTCGAGCAAGTCGGTGATCTGCGGCGCGAATGAGTCCTTAGCCTGCATCCAAGCCTTACGTGCCAGCGCAATCACCAGCCCCAAGACAGCGACCGCGAGTGGCGGCAATACGGCGATCAGCACCGCTTCCAGTACCTTGCTAAATATCGGCATCCAGTCCATTCAAAGCCTCCGTAAGTTATTGATTATTCGTGAACGTGTGAGATTTCCCTGCATCCGCGCAAGGCAAAGGTCGGTTTAGCTCGATAGCCGCCCCGACCATTAGGTTCGATTTCTGACAATTGAAGGTGCTCGTGCCGTCTGTCGCTAAGCTCAACGCGGTTATTGTCGTTGACGATTAGCCGTAACCATTCAGGCCATTCGGCGGCAACGTAACCATAGATACTTCCACACTCAGCACAAATCCAACGTTTATTGGTTATCGACTTGCCGCATGGACAGAATCTTGCCATAGTTAGTCCTCTACTAAAGATAGCGTCACAACTATGCCTTACTATGCAATTTATCGAGTAATTTGGAAATATGACCTTGCGAATATCCGAAGATTGAACCAATCTCAGTTTGACTAAACCCACATACCCATAGGTACAAAATAGCTCGGTCGATGTGACCGAGCTTGTCGATTGCCCTTTGCGCGTCCAGCTTGTTGTCAACGCTCATCGTGTCGTTCGTTGCGAACATGTCATCCAAGTTCATTCCGCCTCCAATGCCTTCCTGACCATCTCAACAGCCTCGCCGCTCTTGACCGCCTTGCCGTCGAACGACAGCACGCGCCAGCCGGCTAATTGCGCCAGGTTCGCCTTCTCGTAATCGCGCCTTATCCCCAAGCCGGTCGAGTGCCCTCCGCGCGTGAACGTGCCGCCGTTGATCTCAATCAGCAACCGCGCCTCACGAAAGCAGAAGTCGAACCGGAACTTGCGCCCTGGTATCACGCACGCCTCCCGCTCCGGCTCTGGCAACCCCAACGCTCTAACCTGCACAACGAACAGGTCCTCAAGCTCGCTCATTTCAGCCCCATCCGGTTTAGCGCCGTCTTGACCGCCGGACGGCTGACCTTGAACTCCCTGCTCAAGCCCCAGATGCTGTGCCCGTCCGAACGCAACCGCGCCAGCCTTGCCAGTTGCTCACCTTCGAGCGCGTAAGGCTTGAATTTCGGCTGCTCTTTCAACTCCAGCCCCCTTTCCACCATAACCCGTTTGATGCGCTCGTTGCTCACGCCCAACCCAAGCCGGATGTCGGTCAACGTGCTGCCGTCAAATACCATGTCCGCGATGCGGTTTTCCAACTCAATCTGCTCATCGGTCTTGTGCACCACGTGGGTTGCCCTTTCGTTGTGCGGTGTGCGCTCCTCGCCTTGTTGCCAGCGCGGGCACTCCAGTAACCCGCCCTCAAGCTGGAACTCCCACTCATTCAGCACCACGCAGAATCCGATCACCGGATCGCTTGACCTGTTCCAATGCTTGCAATTCAGGCAGTTAGTCTTCATCGCGCGCCCCTGCGACCAACAGCGCGAACACCAACAGCCCAACGTTCGCGCCAACGAAGATGCCAACGATCAAGCCGGTAACGAAGCTCATCTCTGCCTCCACTCATCCACCAACTTGCGCCACTCGTTCTCGGCTCGCGTCACGATGTCGTTGTCCATGCCGTCCTGGTTCAGCAGAATGTTGCCGACTGCGATGAGCCATCCAATCATCTGCTCCGCACGTCTGGCACGAGTGTACAATCTACGCGCCTCGTCAAATAACGTACCTATACGTGATTCCAAATGTGATAACTCAGACGCTAACTCGTCACACTTAGCCTCCGACTCCTCCAACTTGCGCTTCAACTCCTGATTGTCAATCCGGTACGCCGTAATCAGCGCGTCCTTGCATTTCTTGGCTTTCATGCCGCCACCTCCGCCTCACGCTCGACCCACATCTGCACCGCTTGCGCCAAGTCGCGCATCTGCTCGCCATTCAGCCACCACGGATTGAAGCCTTGTATAAATACCTGCGTCATTCCTTCATGTTCGCGCAACGAAACATTACCTGCGATTATTGACTTGCTCACGTCTACCATCGGTCTGCTCCTGTTTCTGATCCGTTCGTTCCGCCCAAGTGTCATCCACGATCCAGTTGCGGTCGTGGCACTCAGCCTCAATCAGCTTGCGGAGGCGCGAGTACGTCAGCGCCTCCACCTCGAACTCACCCGACTCGTTGTAGTTTCGGATGAGGTAGCGCATTAGTAACTCTCGTCAATTTCCGGCTCAGCCTTGCCACCCAGGAAGCGCACATTGTCCGCCACCACGTCGTAGCTCGCGCCCCACGTGCCGTCCTTGCGCTGGAACACTTTCGGACCGCCGTTCGCGTCTGGCGCAAGCCTGCCTTCGACCAGCACCTTGCTGCCCTTCGTCAGGAATTGCGCGCACGATTCCGCTTGCTTGTCCCAGACGGTAATATGCCACCAGGTTGTTTCGTCTTTGTCGCCATATTTGCGCGACGTTGCCACCGATAGCGTGCAGACAGGCTTGGCGTCTGCGGTGAAGCGGAGTTCTGGGTCGCGTCCGAGATTGCCGATAATGATTAGTTTTTGGTACATTATTTCTGCTCCTCTGAATTAGTTTGAACTTTCAACTTGTCTCGAATATCGAGGTAATCCACGCACTCCGCCGCGTCCTCGTCCCGCGTGATCCGTGCGCACTTGTGAAGCACGCAGTACCAGTAAGGCGGGAACGCGTCCGGCTTGTTGCTCGACCAGTAGCATTGAGAGCAATATTTCACCGCGCGCCTCGCTTCGACCAGGCTTCGTAAGTGCCAGCCTGAACGATCGCGTCGTACTTGGTCGGCTTCGCACCGTTCCTGCCTTCGCGCTTCCAACGTTCCAAGATGCTGTTGACATAGCCGAACGTCTTGCCCTTGCCAGTCGCTTCGGCAATGGCGTCACGAACCCAGCCGGCGGAGTAGATGTTCACCGCGCTGTCTATGGCGGTGGCGATGCGTTCTGTAACCGGCGTTATGGCTTCGAATGCCACGTACAATTCTGAGTTTTTGCCTGAATAAGCAGCAGCTGGTTTATCTTTTAATTCTTCATCTGTATGGGTATTAACATGGGTATGGGTATGGCTTTCGTTTTGCTTTTCATTTGCTTTCATTTTGCTTTCGTTTTGCTTTTCGTTTGCTTTTGCTGGACGACCTCCTTGCTTTCCTGCGTCTGACCTTTTGCTTTTTATTTCTTCGATTTGTGTGCGTGAATAGTTGTAATCAAGGAAGTCGTGGATGAGGTATCCGCCCTCCACTCTATCGAGTAAATCGCACTCAACAAGGCGGTCTGCAAGTTCTTTTGGTCTGCGTTGGAATGCCTGCATACCAACTAAATCGAGCATGTCATCAGCGATAAAACCTTCAGTCAAAAACGCGTTGCAATGGCATAGTGCAGCCACGTAAAATATGATCGCATCCTTACCAGATTTTCGCACCTTCGGATGATTAAAAAAGTTGTCGTCAATGCGCGCCCAAGCCATCAGAACAATCCGATCTGCGGCGCGCGGTCCAGCTCCAACTTTGCCGGCAACTTTGCGCGTTCGATCACCATCCGGCGCTTGCGTGTCGTGTTCTCGCGGCTCAGCAATTCGTTCGCCACGTGCCAGCGTTCCTCTTCGTTGTTGATAATCCAGCGCCCTGCAATGCCAGCATGAGCGCCGATTGGCCAGCCGTAGTCAACCACCAACGTTTCCAGCATGTCGCGTACCTGGCGCTCACCGAAGCCAACCCGCTCCGCTAACTTTTCGATGCGTACGGCGTTGTCCTCACCGATGTGGTCGCTCATGCAAGCGGCAACCAGGCGGATGTCGGCTTCCTTGATCTCGGCAGATTTCAGGCGGTAATAATCACTTGGGTTCATAGATGCCCTTCTTCCGGTGAATAACGCCCGCCGGCAGGCTCGTGGGTGAAGGAGGCATCCACGCTAAATTTCTTTATTCGCGCGTGCCTTGATGATGACCTTGCTGGCGGCCAACTTGTCCTCGTAAACCTTGCGGTCTTCAGGGTTCAGGTTGTTGTTCTTGAGCGCCTTATTGATCCCCAACTGCATCGCCTGAAGCTTCTCGCTTGGCAGGTCGCTGTATTTGACGCCTTCGCTGTTGGTCATGATGAGCGCCCGTTCCAACGGCATTGTTGGCGCTTCAGGATCTTCAACCTTGACCGGCGCGGCTTGTGGCTTGTTCGCGTCACCGTCTTCGTCTGAGTAAATGCCCAGCAACGAGGCTAAAGCGTAGCGGCGCAAGTATGTTATGATTGACCCAGCCACCTGTGCGCTTGACTTGCCGCGTTCCTCGCCAACTGACATTGAAACGGAGCTGCAGATCCATTCGCCTGAGTTGTGGATGAGTACGGTCTCGACACCGATCACCCCGTCTTCGCCAAAAGTGAGTTGACTGGTCGCCAGACCGTACTTGGCTAATATCGGCTTGACCGCGTGGATGATTGCGCCTAAACTGGCGTAACCGTTCTTGAGGAATGGATTGACCGAATCGAATTTGATGGCAGGAAATTCCGCCTGTGCTTGGCTGAGCGCCTTCGATAGATTGACGATACTTTCTGACTTGTTCACGATAGCTCCTTTACGCGTTCCTTTGCGAGCATGACTTCTTCCATAATGGCATCGATCTCTCGCTTGTTCAAATTCCAACTGATACTGTGCGGGATCATCTCTTGCATTTCCTGCCTGAGATAGCGCACCGTTTCCATTGCGTGCTCGATTGAGAATTGGTATTCCAGCAACAGCTTGCTTTCGGTCATCGGATACGCTCACTCTCTGTCAGTACGTCGCTAATCCACGCCAGCAAAACGAACGGCGCGCCGATTACGATTGTCATCAAGATAAACGCTAACGCTGCTTCCATGTCTGCCTCCTAAAATGATTGTGATTTGTTGCGAATTTCTGCAACAAGTTGAATGTAGTTTTCGCCGCGTGCTATCATCGCTATCGGACCGGAAGATAAATAGCCGAATTTCCTTGCAATTTCTGATTGAGAAACCCCCTTGTCAAGCAGTTCTAAAACCTCAACTAATTGGCTTTTTGTAAGTCTTCGTGTGCTCCGATTAGCATCCCCTAATTTTTTATAGGTTGCTTGAAGGTGTCCTTTGTCAAACGCATCTTTCCAGTTATCGTATGGAGTGCCAAGAAATAAGTGTTCAGGATTTACGCATTTAGGATTGTCGCAAGTGTGACAAACCCATTGACCGTCGGGAATGTCCCCGTAATTGAGAATGTAGGCTATTCTGTGAGCAAGAAAAGCCTTAAGCACTCGATTTTCTTTTATGTGCAAATAGCCATAGCCAATCGATTTAGTTGTGCCATTCCATGTCCAACAGCCATCGTCACTTTTAGTAAATCGTTCATAAAAACGTGCGATTACTCGTTCTGGTATTTGGTCTAACCTAAGTCCCTTTTTTACCATCTCTACTCCATTAAAAAGGCACATCATCCAACGTTGGATCGTTGGGCTTGATAAATCCACAATGCCAGCACTCGCGGCTCGCGGTCTTGTACGTGTGCGTGCAATTCGCCTGGATTTCGGCAACCTCTTCGTTCGTGCCGGCTTCGGCTATCGCGTTGACGATTGTCATGTGGTAGCGCCAGTCGTCGTTGGCGTCTAATTGCGTGTGTCCGTCCATTAGTTGCCTCTCAGTTGGTAAGCCGCTTCGATCAAAATGCGGATTGTTTCGGACCTTGTGACCCTGGTCATCTCGTCTAACTTGGCGAGTGCCTCATCGGTCAGCCATACCCCTACCAGTGTTCTTTTGTTGTTCTGCTTGTTTCGTGTTGCCATTCAACCTCTCTCTATTTACGCTGTTAACTCGTTCTGATGGTGATTATACACTATTGTGTATTCTTGTCAAGCACTTTTCACCGAATTAGTAAAATTGGTCTGGAATTGTGTATAATGTCAATAAATGGTGATTTATTATGCAAACACTGAAAGAATGGCTGGAATATAAATATTTGGAATGGCAAGCCGAACACGGCCGACTGTCTCTAAAAAAGTGGTCGGATATGCTCGGAATTAAATACAGCTACCTGATGAATATGGTTAGCGGTGAGAACCTGTCAACGTCGATGCAAACGGCTTATGCTATCGGTGAGCGGCTTGGCGACTTCACGATCCTCGAAGTGTTAGGCTATCCCGTGCCAGACGCGCCACTAATCGGCTTGGCGGATGATGAGCGCAAGGTTGTGCTGGACTGGCTCGAAAGCGTGAAATTAGCGCTGGACAAAGTGCCCGAAGCGGAACGAATGAGTAAGCTCAACGAAATTCTGGCAGGGCTGCCTGATGCTGAGATGGATGCGGATTGAGTAAGTCGTTTCATGGTGTGTTGCCCTCCCACGTGTATTATAGCACGCCTGTGCTAATTATTGCAATGGTAGCAACCTTAACAAATCGCGTGACATTAGGTGACTGGCTTAATAGCGGAATGATAGTGGCAAACACAGCGAACCAACGAGGCGAGTTGTTCCCGTGGCCTAATGGATAAGGCACTGGCCTCCGAAGCCGGTCATGTGGCACAATCGCCGCCAGCAACTCAGCCCCCTCGTTGAAGCGCACAATTATTGGCGGTAGCAATGAAACAAGGTGACTGGCTTATCCCAAAAACGCACGATCCCGACAATATTCCTCGCTGGTTCGATGCCTTCCTTTTGGACCGCCGCGCTCAAGGTATGGCGACTGGCACGCTCGAATTCTACCGTTGGAAGCTGCGCCTTGTTGACCTGTTCCTGAGTTCTCAGAATATCAGATTGGTTAGTGAATTGACGCCCGACCTTGTTCGCTCGCTTCTTATCCACCTCGAAGAAACACACAATCCAGGCGGCACGCACCAAGTCTACCGCGCGCTCCGAACGTTCCTGAACTGGTACGCTATCGAAGCCGACCCGCCCGACTGGCATAATCCCATGAGCAACGTCAAGCCGCCCAAATTGGTGGAGCGCCCGCTTGCGCCGATCTCTATTACTTACCTGAAGAAACTTGTCGCCGCGTGCCCTGACAATTTCACCGGCATCCGTGACCGCGCCATTATGCTGTTTCTTTTCGACACTGGTCTGAGAGCCGCCGAACTAATCGCACTTGACCGCGAGGATGTGGATGAGATTGACGGCTCGGTGAACGTCAGGAACGGCAAAGGCGGCAAGCCGCGCCTCACCATCATCGGTAAGCGCACCCGCAAGGCTTTACGCGCGTTCCTGCGCTCACGAAGTGATGAGGAAGACGCGCTGTTCGTGACCGATGATCTGGAGCGGATGAGTTATCGCGGGCTTGATAATATGCTGAGAAGACGCGCTGAGTTGGCGAAAGTGCCGAAGCCGACGTTGCATAGTTTCCGGCGCGCGTTTGCATTGAATAGCCTCCGTAATGGCATGGACGTGTTCAGTTTGCAGCGCCTTATGGGGCACGCCGACCTTCAAGTGATGAGGCGCTATCTGGCACAAACCGACGACGATCTTCGCACCGCGCACGCCAAAGCGAGTCCAGTTGATTGCTGGTAGGTAATTATCGCACGCATGTGCTACTCGCGGTTTTTGGGGCGGATTTTGGGCTTAGAAGCGATTGTGGTTGTAACGGAAAAAACGATTAATTGCGTGCGAAACCGCAATCGGACTGCGGAATTTCACGGAACGAAATTGCCGAAAAGTGCGGAATGAAATAGGCGTAATTCTCGGACATTCCGCACAATGAAACCGCGCCAAGTCGCACATTATGCTGATCATAATCACGCTTCTAATCGCTTCTAATCGCTTCTAATCACAATTATCGTTGGAGTTATGTGCAGGCGCTCACGTTTATCATTTGATAAATGTGAACTAGTAATTAGGTTTATCCTGCTTTGTGGTTCAAAGGTGATGAATATTCAGACTTTTGAATGAGATTGTAAGTTTTGCGCTTATTCTTTCAATGATGTAAGCGACTTTGAAACATTCCTTGTCACCGAACCTTTACTATCGTGCTCGTTTCGTGACTCAAAGTAGCACCATAGTAAAGAGCCACCCTTGCGAGTGGCTCTTGCCTTGCCGAGCATTGGCGCGCGCTGCCAGTCGGCGGGTCTCAGAAAGGTGCGCATTGTCAAGAGGCGTTCCGGACACTATGCGGAGGTGGTGGGAGTCGAACCCACGTGTATGCGCCCCGAAAGACGCGCGTCCCCGTCACCCCCATTTCACTATATTATCACATCGGCTAACCTGCCACCTTATTCTTATCGGTCTGATACCACCCCTGCCCCTTGAAGTGCACCTCCACCGGCAGCCACACGCGCTCCATCAACTCGCGGCACTCGGCGCACACCGGCTCCTCGCGCTCCTCCATGTCGTACGGCTGCCAGACTTCGACGCGCTTGCCGCATTGCGTGCATTTGTAGACGTAGACGGGCATGGTCAGGCCTTCCTGTACGCGGTCGCCGGCTTGCCGTTCTGCGTTCTAACTTGCCGCGCGATTAGCTGACCAGCGGCAAGTTTGTTCTTCAGCACCGCCGCTGCTTTGCTCCAGCTACAACCCGTGTAATCTGCGACGCTCTGAGCGGTTACCTCGTCAGGCGCGATGTCGGGCAAGCCTAACTCGCGCGCAAGCTCTTCGAGGAGTTCATATTCGGTCATCATAGCGTTATCACCTTTCGACCGTCCGGTTGCCCCTTGTACCTTGCGTGCGACAAATCCAACTTGCCGTCATTGAGTAATACCGCGCCAATGTCCGAGCGCCGTGTGTTGCCAGCCACGCGGTTGGCGTAGGTGGTCTTCAACTGCCACGACGGGCACTGAATAAGCCGCGTATTCTCGAACTTCGAGCCGCTATCGTCCATCGTGTGCAAGTGACCCCTGAAGATGTAATGTGGCAATGGCAAGCCTGATTGAGCGTAATCTAGCATAATCTCAGACGCCAGACTTGCCGCGCTTGAAGTCCACGGTCTGAAGCCAGCCCGCCCGTGGTGCGCCAAGTCAACCAGAACGCCGTCAATGTCGATGGTCATTTGTTGCTCCACGTAATCAGCGCCGAGCTTGCGGTATAAATCAGCTTCAATGGCATGGTCGGGTCCAGCGTGAACGGCTGTTCCCAAGATGCCAATAAACTTGTCGGCAATGTCGCGGTAAGGTTGCAACAACTCCAGCGCCATGACCGCTTGATCGCCGACTTCCTGAACCAATTGCGTGCTGTCGTGGTGGTACGAGTCAATCACGTCGCCCAAGTGAGCAACGATCACGCGCTTCTTCTTGCGCTTCTCGTTTACGTAATCCCAGAAGTCAACCCAGTTACGATGTAGCCATCGTTGCAAGCGGTTGGCTTCCATGACTTGCGCCTCGTAACTGGAGCGGTTGTGCACCGTGAACTTCAACGGAGCAATAGCGGTTGAACTGCCAATATGAGTATCAGACAGAACGACCAGGATTGTTCCGCTCATGCCACGAGCCTTGTCACGTCCGCAGTCACGACCAAGCCGCCCGTTGTGAGCGTACTCACCTCCGCCGCTTCGATTAGCTGAATGTCGTACACGTAAGAGCCGGGCACAAGATCATCCGTAACAGCCGCCTTGAGCATGATCGTTATGTCACCTGTTGGCGCGTCGGTTATGGTAATCGAGCCGTCCGTGCCGGTCGTGTAAGCCGCTCCGTTCAAGCGCACAAGCCCGTCTGTCAAGCCGGTGGCGTTCTTGCGGATGCGGACAATGGCGTCGTCATCAGCTTCGTAGGCGGAGCGTTTGATCGTAAAGTCGAGGCTAACGTACGATGCCAGACTGCCTAAGTTGAGCAATGCCGCCGAGAGCGTGTCGCCTCGCAGGATTGTTATTGTCGAGCCAATTACGGCGGTCACAAATTCAACCGAGCTCACATTCAACTTGTCTAAAACATCGTCTACTTTGTCGCCGATGATTTCAAGTTCCTCTGAAGTAGCAATACCAGTAGGGTCAACGGTTGCTGAAGCGTCAATCTTATTTGGGACTGTGAATGCCATTTGATCGGTCTTTACTTTTATGGCATCAACGTTCCCGTCAATAGTTGCCAGCGCTGTTGAGGTCGCCAACCCAGATGTATCCACAGTTGCGGTTGCATCGATCTTATTTGGTGTGGTGAATACCATCTGGTCGGTCTTCGCCTTGATCGCCGCAATGCCAGCGTTATCAGGCGCAGTATAGCCAGATGCCAACAGGGGCGCTGTTGGGATAGCCGCAATCGCCGCCGTGTATTCGCCAGCTTCAGCAGGCGCGGCAGGAATAAGGTCGGTCTTCAGCTTGATAGCGTCCACAATGCCGTCAATCGTGGTAATCTCGGTGTCGATGAAGTTGTCCACCGCGTCAAGAGCCGCCGCCGTTGCTAACGCGCTCACATCCGCCTTGTAATCGTTGATGGTCTCGGACGGCACGACCTTCTGATTTTTCGCACCGAATGAACCAACCGAAGTGTGGTCTGCAATCGCCTCGTCCCAGACCGCGTCTGCCACGCTTGCGGCTGTTGGTGCTGCGGCAATCGTGTCGGTCTTTGCTTTGATGGCGTCAATCAGCAAGTCGGTTCTGCCACCGTCGGCAAGTTCAGCCTGCAACTCGTTGGTGTCAGCCAGAATGTCAGCTATTTCCGTATCAAGGAAGTTGTCGATGGTGTCAATCTTGCCGTCAAGTGCTGTAATGGATGCGGCGGTAGCAACCGTGCTCAACTCACCGCTCGCTATTTTGACCCCGTCCGTGCCAGTGTCGGTCAGGATAGCCGCCGTGTCCGACTTGACAGCCGGTAGGTCAGTGTCGTGAATGTCGGTCAGCATCGTTTCCAAGCCATCAACGAGGTCATCCAAAGTCGTGCCCGTATCTTCCAAGATGGCGGCTGATGTTGTCTGTGTGGCAATATCATTCGGGTCGTTGGTCAGCAATTGCACTTCCAATAAGACAGGTGCCATGTTAGCCGCCCCCTTCAGCATCACGATTGCGCTTGGCACGCCCGTTGCGCATACCGCGTCTGGCAGGTCGAGCCTGTAAACGCCCGGCATGTTCGTGGCGTCCACCTCAACGAACCCACCGTCCGAGTGTGCCCCCGTGACGGTCTGCGTTGCCAACGTGATTGCCGCCGCGCTTCCGAGTGGGCGGACATAGTAGGCGGTCAGTGAGGCTGTGTTGTATGCCAAACCTGCCAGCCCAACGCCCGTAGTCTTGGAACTATCTTGCGCGAACAGGTAGACCGTTACGTCCGTTGCCGCTTTTTTGAGTGTGAGTTTAGCCATGAAAGCCTCCAGAAAGTGATTGCATTTGTGCGTTCATATTGACGCGGAGTAAAGTGCCGGATGCGGCTTCGGTGTAGAGGACGGTCAAGACGGGTCGGTAGGCTTCGGTAGTGTAGTTTGGAGGGCAGTGGCGCATCAGGTAGTTTGCTTCAATGGCTGTATTTGTTCTGTCGTTTTCTTGAATAAGACCATAATAAGTAATACCGGTCTTATTAATCCAATCTGTGTCAAGGTTGCCACTCGTTTCGGGCGTATTTACCGCTAAATTCTGCCTGTTACACCATGTCTCAATGTCAGAGGTTGTTAACGCATCCCAAACAGTTTCTCTGTTTGCTGCATTGGTAATATCTGCGTCAAATGCCGACCAGTCATATTTGACGAGATAATAGTCATAATCGGCACTGATATAAACATTTACCCCTGTACCAGTAAAATTGACCTGAGTAACCGTTGATGCAGCCCCAATTGAAGATGTGTCAAACTTGTGTAATATTCGGTAGCATGTGTAATTAGGGTTTGCATATAAAACGCCGAGGTATCCATAAGCGACACCAAGCCGCGCAGCAGTGGTGCTAGTAGCTCTTGCGGCAGAGAAATCAGTGCCCGCCGCACTATTTATCTTTACACTATCACTCGCCCCTGCAAAGTCAGGGTCAATCACCACCGGATACACCGCTCCCGTCACATCCGCTTGAAACTCCACATAACCGTTCACATACGAGCCGGTGCAAGGTAGTTGCGTTGGTTCGCCCATCTCATCGAAAGTGGAGTCCGTTGCGGTAGTCGGAGTAAGCTGCCCCAAGCGTTCCCCATCCGCCCCGAACAGCACGCCCTCAATCTCGGTGATGCCAACAAGATCAATCTTCTGTCTGAAGCGGGTTGGCGCGTTAGCGTTCAGCAGTATCCAGTCGGTTTTGATGCCATTCCAGCGCGAGTGAATAACCCGCGTCACGTTCCTGACGCTGGTAAGCGTGATGTCTTTGCCCTCTCTGCTGATGCCATTGACAAGCAGGTTGCCCCACCGCTTCGTGGCGGTCAGCCAGCATTGCGGTCTATTGAGAACAAGATACTCTGTTTCCACGTTCCGGCGCGGATACCAACGCCACGCCCCGATTGAGTCAAAGCGGACTTTATGGTTCATGCGAGACGCGCGGAATGAGAAGCCATCTGCCCCGTCTGATTCCCAGTCCTCGACAAGTTGTCGCCAAGAGCCAGCCTCGTCCTGATAGCTCACATCCGCGCCTGAGATTTCCTGCGTGAATGTGCCTTCCGGTTGCTCGTCATCGTGGTACTCGATGAACTTGCGCCCACGCCTTACTTCGTGCCTCATGCTTGCCTCCGATATAAAACTATGCGATAGACAAATCTCTTCGCGTCCTTGTACCTGCTCTTGAATGAGCCTTGCCAGCCGTCCCACGAGTCAATCATCACGTAGTCCTCATTCGCTAACTTGCCGATGAGCAGCACGTAGTGGTCGTTGATTACAGCGGACGAAGGCACGAAATCCACGTGTACAATTACCGGCTCGCCTCTGTCTAAGCAAGCGTCAATCTGCGACAATGGCGCTGGAACATCCATGCAGTCAACCCACGTTGCAATCGGGAACGGTATCTTGCCCCAATAGAGCAAGTTCTCGTTAGCGTAGCCGCCGTTCTGCGTGAGCCAAGTGTTGAGCCGCGCGGGGTCGGTGTCGATGCCATAAAACTTCTGCACCATCGCCACGCACGTAATCAGGCAGCCGTTCCAGCCGATGGTGGTTGAGCTCGTGCCAAGCCGGTTGTTCTTCCAGCGTGGGTCGTTCTGGCTATAAGGCTCGACTGCCAAAGTACCGCTCGGTGGTGGTGCTGGCGGCAAGTTGGTAACACGCTTGATATACTTCTGGCTCACCCAAGCATTGACACGCACCCAATCGCCAGCCTCTTCGTAGACGGTCACCTTGTTGCCGATGTTCAGCTTGCCGATGATAGTACCACCTGCTGATGCCCTGACATTCAACACGCCAGCCGTGACAGAAGCCTCGTAAGGCAAGCCGACTGGTTCAGGTTCGGGTTCAGGCGGAGTAACAACCGCGCCAACCCAAGCGTCAAACTCGGCTTGTGTTCCGTAGAACTGGCTCAAATCAACGCCCCGTGCATAGCCAGCGATGCGCCCTGTTTCCGTGCCGTGATTCTGCCAGAGCCAATAGCCATTCGCACCTTGCGGCAACCAGGGAGTTGTCGCGCCGTAATGCGCAACCCACAATTTGTATTCGTTGTAGTAAGGCGTGCTACCCATAATGCGTTGCCATTGCACCTTGCTGGTATAGATGCCAGTCACATACGCGTCCATTCGCCCAAGATATTCGTCAACGGTCTTCTTCGTCAAAGGTTCGGCGTTATTCTCAAGCTCCACGTCCGCCCAGAAACCGAGCTGCAATGTCTTGCCGTTGATAGCGTTCATCGCAACCCCAACCTGCTCGCTGATAGGCTGGTACTCGGTGATGAACTGGTACGCCCCCACCGGCACGCCCCTGCGCGTGAACTCGCGGTAATGGTTCTCGAACTCGATGTCCGCGCCGTCCCAACGATTAGGAACGCCAGAGCCGTAAGCTGCACGGATGATTACGCCTGAGATGGCCGCGCTCATCGCATCGTAGTCAATCGCGGATGAGGGTTGGTAATAACTTATGTCAAGTATTGGTTTCATTTCACGTACTCCGTATCGCTGCCCGCGCTGTCGATTTCAAAGTGAACATCGAAACTAAGAATGCCGACAAAGTCCTGAACGTCATTATCCACTTCCGCTCCGCCAGTAAATAATGTTGAAGTGTTAGCCACGTCCCTGAATATCTTGAATAAAACTATGTCGGATAATCCAGCACCTTCGGGCGGCGTAATTGAACCAAATTTTGTGATTTGATTCAGATTGCCAGTTGACCAAGTAAATGCGTTGGCGGTATGTTTCTGATAAGTGAATGTTTGATTTTCTTGTGCGCCATTGATATTCCACGCATAACTAATAAGCAGGTTTGGCATCGCGGCAGCTGTTTGTATCCAATGCACATGCGGATAAATAACAGTGCCCGTTTTCCAACGGTGGCTCATCTGAACTGCCATCGTGGTATAGTCGCTCAAACTGCATGACTTGTTGTAAACAACTTGAACATATAACGGACTAACTACAATGTGCGAACTCGGTGACTCCATCTTCTGCCCGACTAACCCATATTGCAGGTCGTCAAAGTACGTGTCCGCATACATGCCGGCTTTGTGCGCACCGTGAGCCTTCAGCCGCTCGACCTCGCGCTCCAGCTGCTTCAGCCGGTTCAGCATCGTTTCGTCAAAGTTACTCATAGCTCACCTTCCAGCTTGATGTCAAGTTGCTCCCCGCCGTCTTGGTCGACCTTAACCCGAACGCTCTTCACGTGGCAATCAACGTAAAAGCCGAACGCCTCAACTGACAGAACGTCGCCAAACCAATAATGGATGCCATATTGCATGCCCGGCGTGTCGTGCAGCGTGCCGGTTAATAATTGGCGTGGTTTGAACTCCTCCAGCGCTGCATCGCCGTCCGCGTTCAGGCTTGCGGTTGTGCTGTCATCCCTTGAGTCCTTCATGTATTCGCGTCTGTTCCACTTGCTTGCTCCAACCCGTGCGGTGTTTGTCCTCGTGACCAGCGTCCTTGCGGCATCCTCGCCCTGCCCGCCAACCAGAATGGTGTTGCGCTCGTCCGCGTGGTACGTGCCGAATGTGGCTTGGCTCAGATTGCCGTATTGCTTGCCTACCAAGCGCGGATCGCCGGACGAACGCCCGTGATTCTGCCCGCGTTGCCCGGTGTAAGTCCGGAACTCGAATGTGCCCGGCGCGGTCCTCACCACGTCGAAGCTCAGCTTTACGCCACCCGTTTCCGCCAGTTCTGCCAATTCCTGAATGACCGTCAAAACGTTCCGGTAAGCAAATTCGAACGTAACCGAAGCCCCACCTGCGCCCAAGTTAGGCGCACAAGTCAACTTCGTCCTTGTCGTGCCAGCCGTTGCGCCTAACTGTTCCTCAACAATGGCTTTCATCATGTCGTCAGGAATGGCAGTCTTCGAAGCGCCAGCCGATGCCGCGTAAGCCCAAACAATCGCCGTGTCCAGTAACCAGTTCGCATCGAACGCGGTAAGTTGGATATATTCAGCCCCGTCACCGTCCGCCCAAAACTCCCAGTTCTGCAGGAAGTACGCGGTCTCGTTTTGCAATTCAAGCGTGCCGTTCTTTTCGCGCCACACCTCGAAGATGTCGCCAACCGCGAACTGGTCGTATTGCATCAAACCGCGCGGCAGGTTGATTACCAGTGAGCCGATTTGATTCTGCGTCTTGATGTATTCGAGCGAATTGAACGCCTGAATAACGCCTTTGCGAACGCCTTCGTGGGTGTACCAAACAGCCTCGTATCTCATAACAGCGCCCCGTCCAGCCCCCAAAATTGCGGATTCCATTGAATAAACGCGCCTGACCCTAAATCAGGATCACTGTCAGGATAGAACAGTGAGATGAGGTTATTGCCCGGCTTCAAGTAGAAGTCGCCATAATCCGAGCCCGGAACGATATAGCGCATGAGGTTGCCGCGCCCCGACCAACCGCCCTGAAACTTCAAGTTGAGCGGGTCGAAGAATAGGTTTATCCACTCGCCAGCGTTCAAAGTCAAGCCGTCAAACGCGATTGTCTTGCCGGTGCTGTAGTTAGTGATCGCCTTGAGCGTGCCCGGCCCGTGCACCTGAATGACCGGGTACGTGTTCGCTGACGCGCTTGCCACGTTCAGGTTGAGCGCCACCACGCCGGTGAAGGCGTTGACGTCCGGCGTTTCGTATACGGTTGAGAAATCGCCACCAACATAGAGCGAGCCGTCGGAGGCGGGTAGAAACGATAATACCATCAGATCACCCGGTAAGTTGATGTCTAAGGGTTGCCAAGCGCCGTTTGACCAAACAGCCATGCGGTCTGTAAGTGTCAAACCACCAGCAGCAGTAAACACACCGCCTGCATATACTTTTCCGGATTTATATACTATTGCAGTAGGTACATCATTTAATCCCGTACCTAACGATTCCCATGACGCGCCGTTCCAACAAGCGATGTAGTCAGCATTAGCAACACCCCCTGCATTAGTAAAATAGCCCCCGACAAATAGTTTGCCAAAGTCGTCAAAAGCAATACAAGTAACCGTATTACCTAATTCAACCGTACCAACTCGGACAAATGCTGTGCCGTTCCAATAACACAAATAATCACCATAAGTACCATCGGCGTTACCAAAGTTTCCACCAATATACAGATTTCCATTCTGTGCGAATGCCAATGCTGAGACATCACTGCTTAATCCGGTAGCAAGTGCGCTCCACGTCGTTCCATTCCATTTGGCAACCTTTATTGTGTTAGCAACACCACCGGCGCTTGTAAAACTACCCGCTGCATAGATATCACCATTTGACGCAACAGCAATATCATAAACATTGTTATTCGTGCCAGTCCCGAGTGTATTTTCTGTCGGTGTACCATACAAATCTGTAATTTTACATATTCTATTTATTGCGGTTGAACCAACATTTGTGAATGCACCTCCGACATACAAATCCCCTTTCGCATCGAAAGTCATGCACAAAACATCATAATTAATCCCTGCTATAACTTTTTCCCACGCCCCACTCACCGGATTCCAACGCACTAAGTAATCCGCTTCTGGTATACCGCCGGCGTTTACAAACGAGCCCCCCACGTAAATCTTACCGTCCGGGCCTTCCGCCATGCAATCAACTCTTTCATTTAGCCCGTTGCCGTCATCTGCGCCGTTGAGTAAGCTCTCATAAGCCGCCCCATTCCACTTGCACCAATTACCCTGTGGGTCGCGCTTGACGATGTGCTCCGCCGGAAAGTTGGCGTACAGGTCGAGCTCCTTGCCCTCGTTGTACGCGCCCTGAAGCAAGCCGGAGGGGATGGTGAACGACAGAATGTCCTTCTGGAACACCGGCATACTCGGCGTGTCTTGGTGGCTCGGTTGAGGAACGCAAACGATGTCGACCGGTTGCGTGGCTTCGTCACCGTTAGCCGCGAAGCCTTGATACCTGATTACACGCCGCTCTTCAGCCGCGCCAAACAAGTAATCAGGACGAAGCGCGTCGATAATGACCTTGCGATTGGCTTGCAGGTCGCCTTGATTGTCGCCTGAATAAGCAAGTACCATGCTGAAATTGCGTGACTTGCGGATGTGCGTCTGGTACATATCGCCGCCCGAAGTCATCTTGGTCATGACTTGATTCCATTGCCCGTTGCCAAGCCCTTGCACGCTGATAATCTTGGCGTAGGTCGAAATGTCAATCAGCTCACCGCCCAGCCCGTTGAAAGCCGAGCGCTCGGAGCTTGAATTGCGCGCCGCGCCAGTCCAGCGACAGCCGGATAAATAGCCTTCGATAAATGTGGTCGCCTTGCTCGCTTGCTCGAATTGCGCGCCGTCAACGTAATAGACAGCGGTAGAAGCTACGGCTAACCGCTCAACAGTCACAACGTAATTCGACACGGATTCGGCTGCCGTGTGTGTTACTTCCACCCTTTGCCAATAGCCAGTTGCGGTAAAAACGGTCTGTGCTTTAACCTCAAAGCCTGAATTTCTAATAGTAATAATCATTGATTGTCCAGCCACACCTTTTACGTCGCAACTGAACGTAAAATCCAAATCGTCAACAACAGTCAAACCTTGATAGACCGCCGCACTTGGCACGTTGTTCGCCGTATTGACCTTGAGCGAATAAGCGCCGCGCCTTGCATCGTCAGGATGCGAGGCAATCGTCACGCCAGCGCCGGATGCCGTCCAGCCGGTCACGTATTCGGGACCGGAAAATTGCGGGTTCTTGATTTGATTCGTGCCGGCTGCCGGCTTGACGATCCAGAATTTCCAGTTTTCTAATTTCGGTGCTGTCATGCCCAAGCCTCCATCAATTCAAACGCCGTCCTCACGTCAGCCGCGTTAGCGGTGGTCGGCATGTTCAAAGTGTAATAATTCGTAATCGAATCCCCCATTGCGCCAACCTGGTTGTTCGCAACGATCCTCCCAGTCGTGTCAGGCACAAACAACTCCGGCCCGCGTTCACCGACCAGATAAGGCGTATTGCCGAACGCCACGCCGCCGGTCGCCAGTCCGGTTGTTCCGCCGCCGCTCCAGCTCCAAGTGTCTGTCGGCGCGTTTGGCAGACTGCCGGTGGTTGTAATCACAATGTCAATGTTGTATTGCTTTTCGAGGTCGTTTAGCTTGCCTTGCAGCTCGTCAACCAATCCCTGAGCGTCAATAACTGACTGTTGCATTGGTAGAAACACACCATCAAACGCCGATAGTGCTGCAGCAGCTCCTTCAGGATTTTCAATTAGCGTCTTGAGTAGGTCTGGAATTGCCAGTTCCATTTTGTATTCGACAGCGTATGAAGTGCCGGCATACTTGTCGAGTATTTCCAACCGGCTGATTAAATCTTCGCCCTCTAATCCAGCGTCCTTCAACCCTTGCACGAGGTCGCTTGCAACGCCCTGGCGGAACGTTGAAATCGACACGTTCAAATCAAGCTGCGCGTCAATCAAGCCTTCTTCGAGCACCTTTTTCTGGTCTTCGTAGGCTTGAGTGATCGCTTCGATCTTTGCCTTAGCTAACACGGACTCAACCCCAACATCGGTTGTGGATGATGCCAGATTGTCGGCTGCAACCGCCGACCCGTTCATTGCCGCAGCATAAGCGTCGTGACTTGCTTTTACATCGTACAACTGTTCAGAACTGGTCAATGCCATCTCGTTGAGCATTGCCATCGAGTCCGCAGTTGTCATGTTGCGGTTGTAGATTTTCTTCATTGAATTGTCGTATTCAGTAGAAGAAATCTTGCCGAGCTTGACCAATTCGGTTAGATTGTCGCCAACCATTTTGCGCATACCGGTAATGTCGCCGGAAGCGGTCATTTGTTTCAATGTGCTGGTTAGTCCAGGCAACACCGCTTTACCAAATTCATTTTTGAATCCAGTCCAAGCATCCCCCGCATTGTCTAATCCGTCTTTTAGTTCTTTTGCATCCTGCGCCGCCGCTTCGGTTACAACCAGGCTATCATCAATAGCTGCCGTGCCTTCACGAATAGCGTCACCGCCAGCGAGTAAGAACGGCATCATGTCCGCGTAGCTTTTACCGAATATCTTCGATGCAATTGACGCACGTTGAGCAGGATCTTCAATTGCCAGCAACTCATCAGACAATAGCGCAATGTTCTCAATGGTTGGCAAGAATCCGTTCTTGAGCGCCAATTCCATTGAACGTTGCATCGTCTCAACTGGAACGCGGAAGTCATCTGCGGCCTGCGCCAGCCGACTCATTTCTTCAGTAGTTATGCCTGCTAACTGTGCGGATAAGCGCATTGAGTCCGCATAGTCAGCCCAATCCATTACTGATGATTTAATGAACTTGCCCGCTGCTCCGACTGCGGCAGTTAGTGAAACAAGTCCCGCGATCTGTTTGACAATGCTACCGCCAAAGCTCTCAAGTGAACCCTTAGCGTCACTCAGCCCTTTTTGCAGACCGCTTGTATCAGCGCCAATCGTGGCGAACAGCGTCGCAATGTTAATCCCGCCAGCCATTAGTTATTTCCTTTTCGATAGCGTTTTGTTCGCTTTACTCTTAGCATCGCGCACCTGTATCCATTCCGCAAAGTCCTGCACCGACAGCGCGTCTACAATCTCAAGCGTCCAACCGGTTTCCTTGACCATTTCCCAGCGCCAGTATTCCCAGGGGACGCCAGCGTTCCCGATTAGTCCGAGGTAGACGCGCCCGCCAAGTTTTTTGACGTGGTAGTGTCAATCGCTTCCTTGAAGGACTCGAACAAACCAGTCGCAATCCGCCGATAATCAACCGGTGAAAGATCAGTCAATTCATCGGCGGTCATGCCGACTATCTTGGCAACGATCAGGTCGTTGGTGTCCTCGTCGGTTGACTTATCGAGCAGGAGTCGCCATTCCTTTTGAGAAATGGCGCTCCAGTCGTATTTGATAATCGCTCCATTGGTTAGTTCCACGTTAGCTCCAAGCGCCGTTGCTTACGAACGTGCAGCTAATTGCGATCACGTCTGAGTAAGGCGTGTCAAGGCTCGGACCCGTCACGATTGCAGGATAGGTGCGCAACAGGTTGCCAGTCGCAGTACCTTCAGGATAGACAAGCAGCGTGCCTTCATTGCCAGCCGCAAGTGCGCCCATGATTGCTGTGCCAGCCGTGCCTTTAGGGTACAAGCCGGAATAGCTGATCGAAGCGCTTTTGATGGTCGGAATAGACGTGGTGTGCGTGTCATTCCCTGCGGTAGTGTCGGCAAGGTTGACCGATTCCGAGATGCTAATTGAGCGATAATCGCCGTTCAGTGCGACCGTTCCTCCGGTCCAAACCCAGCTAATAATCGCTGCTTTTCCAGTAATATTGTTTTCAGCCATTTGTAAAGTCCTCCAATTTGATTAGTTGATTGTTTAATCTAAGCGAACGCGATAATATGCGCCGCAAGTCCACGTTGTTTTGCCTGCTTCGTCTAATTCAGGCATGAATATCTCTTCCTCACGCGCCAGCCAATAATTGCTCCAGCCCGTTACGGTCAAGTTTGTTTGCATGAGTGACGCGACCAGCCCGTCAATTGTTGCCGCCTGCTTTGCGGTCGCCGCATAACTGCGGACATATACCACCTCATTCACGCTCGTGTTCGGTGTCATGTTCTCAGCCCCGCCGCCTGAATACGACCAGATCACGAACGGCAATGCTTTGTCTTCAGGCGCGTAACCGTGATAAATAGCCGTGCCGCCTAATGCCGAAACAAGCGCCGTGCCACCGGTCAGCCTGGTGTTGATAGCCGAGTTCAATGCGTTAAAAGGTGAGAGCGTCATCGCCAGGGCGTCCTTTTAGATGGCGTTCCTCGCCGGTCTGAGCGCGGGTAAAATGTGGGGGTTGTTCTCGCTGGCGCAGGTCTCGCTGGCGCGGGTCTCGTTATTGCAGGTCTGCTTGCCGGCGGTCTCGTAGGTCCAGCAATTAGCCTTCGAGCTGGAACAGATCTTCGCGCTGGTGTTGCCGCGCGGGTTATTGGCGCGCGCCTTGTAAAAGTCGATGTAATCCTTCGCAAGGTTGGCGAGTAACTATGGGTCGTGATTGTTGCCCTATTTGACGGTCTGCGCCTTGTTACATTGATTGTCGGATATGGCATTAATCCTCACTTTCTGTCATTTCACAACGCCCTTTTTCAAGCGTTCGATGAATAGTTGTTGCTCCGCTTCTACCGCCGGCTTCAGGTAAGGTTGAGCCGCCATGCGTGACGTGCCAAGCTCCACGTAAGCCGCATATTCGGCGGTAAATTCCACGTTCACAAAGCCGGACGAAGCGTACTCTGCATTGACATTGCCAGTGCTTTTCAGGAAGCCAGTTCTACGAGGTGCTTTTTCTACCGCAATACCCAACACGTGGAACGCCGTTGCTCTGACAACCTGATCCCGATTACCAGGCACTTGCGCAATCAGCTCATTCAGCTTGGTCGTGTCAATGCTGACGCTCATGCTCACGAAACACGCTCCAATTCCGCCCGCACGACTGCCTTCCACGACTGCCCATCATTGACGCTCAATACCGCGTAAGTGCGCCCATCCGCCGAAATGCGGTTGGTCGTGTCAAGCTCCGTATCATAAGGCAGACTCAATACCGCTTTCGAATAAGGCTGCACCACGCCGCCAGCCATTGTTTCTGTTCCAGAACGATAGTCAATCCGGCAAGCCACCGATGCGGTTGCCGTGCCCCACGCTTCGGTCAATCCGCCTTCACCATCGCCGGTATACGTCACCGCCAGAATAGAGCAAGTGTCAGGCAGCAGGTTGCCAATGTCGGACCGCATTTGTGCCAGTTCAGCATCGGTTAGCCAACTCATATATCGTCCCTCACAATCTTGACCGTCTGTATGCTTTCGCTTGAGCTGCGTGCCTGGTAGAACGCGGCCATGTCAAGGAACGCCTTCGCTTGATGTGAACGCTTGACGTTGTGCCCGTCGGTTGACCAGTCGACCTTCTCAGCCGCGTGTGACGCCTTGACGCGCCAGATATCAGCCGCCGCCGCGTTCAGGTCGTAAGCGAAACCGCTCCACCACAACGACTTACCCGCCTGATCGGTCGCGAACGTTGCAATGCCCCGCGCGTAATCCATCGAAGTTGGCGTGACTGTGCCACTTACGTCCTCAACTTTGAATACCGCCGTGCCACCTTCAATGTTAGGAACGTCGGTTCTGTATTGCGTGTAAACCGGCGAACCGCCTGAGTACGAAACTACCGGCGTCATGTCAGCGTGGATATATTCAACCTTATGGCGGTCAAGCACATTCTGGATTTGAATGTCATCCCAATAGTTTGTAATACTGGAATCGGTCGTAACCGTCCACTCAGTCGCGCCGGCGTTGGCATAGCCGCGTACCGTGTCAATTAATGTCTGCATCCCTGTTCGTGCCATTTCACCTCATGCTTTCAGCGAGCCACTTGTCGCGGTTACGCTCTTCCCGCCAGCCGATATGGTATCCACTATGTCCTGCGCAGCGGTAGCAGGATGCCGGTGTATCGGGTTGATTCAAATAATTCGATAATGCCTGTTCCGTTAGCCCTTTCACTTTGATGCCGTCCGCTTCTTTTGCCAGTCCTAAGATCAACTCAGGGATGAACGGGCTTGTGCAGCACCTGTAGAAGTAACCGTTATCCAGCACCCGGCAATAAGTGCGATACCAGCAGCCTTTATATATTCCAGCCGCCTCTGCATCGCTTGCCGTGCGTTTGTACAGCAGGGTCGTAAAGTCATCCCGCCCGTTCTTGACGCGCAAAACCTTTCCATGTTCGGCGCATTTAGCCTGCACAAAATCCAAATCCACCGGCTTGCCAGGGTACAGCGTCAAGTCAATCTCATCCGCAAGTTGCCAGAACGTTTCAGTCATTGCCCTCAAGCGCGCGCCGTTCGTCCAAACTTCGATAATGTCAACCGTGCCGCTTTCGCGTACAGCCTTCAGCACCGCGTCAATGTCAGGGTGCAGGGTGGGTTCGCCGCCGATTGCCGCCCAACGGCTGATATGCGCCACCCTTCCAAAGTCGCGCAGGTCGCGCCCGACTTGCTCCGCGCTCAAGCGTTCGCCCTTTTGCATCGGGATAAAGTGATTGCACCCGATACAGGCGTTCTGGCAAGCCAGCGTGATATTCGTTTCAACGTGTTCTATCAGCATGAGTAGTCCATGACCTCAAGCGTCTCAAAGTACATTTCCGGCAAGTTGTACATGCCAAAGTGCGGCAAGGTTCCAGCGCCGGGCCTGATACTTTCGTACCGCGCGGCAATGGCTTCCCGCTCCGCGCGCGACTTGACAAGGAACTTGTGATGCTCAATGGGGAACGGTACTAATTGCCCCGTTCCGTACGGGCTGCCAACGTGGATCTCATTGCGCCCGCCCGACTTCGCACGCGTGCTCAAGCGCGTCTGATAATCAGGCAGCAGCGCGGGTAGGAAATGCCGCTCGTCACCCCAAAGGTAAGGGCGCACGAAGGCGAACACTTCGCCAGCCTCGTACCATTCAGCCGCCAGCCAGTCAAGTAGGGCGATGCTGATTGTTTCATCATCATCGAGCCGCAGGATGTAATCACCCGTGCAATGTTTCAGCACCTCATCCAGAACACTCTCGATGTAGCCCTTGCTTTTCACCCTCACAACCACGTCTGCCAGCGCCTCAATGGCTTTAGGCGCGCTTTCGCGGTCAATGCCGATAACCAGTTCAGCACCCAGCGCGTCCGCGTCTTTGCGCATACGGGCAATAAACCTTTCGGCGTGTGCCTCGCAATTAGTGACGGTGACAATGGATAGACTCATGCTTGTTTCCTTAGCACGTAGCCGATGTTCGACCTGTTATCGCGCCGTTCGACTGATTCAACCGTCCACCATTTGTTTTGTGGGAAGTAGAATTTGCCATAATTAGCGTGATAATCCGTGCGGCTATCCCAGTAATCAAAGGTGTGTTCGTGGAACAGTTTGCGGTGGGTCGGGTCAATGTGCGAGTTTTCGTGATCCCATGCTGGCAAGCGCAAAACCAGCGTTCCATCCGGTACGAGTATGCGCCAACACTCAACCAGCCACTCGCTAATATCGACCTTCAAGTGCTCCATAACGTCAAGCGCGATGATTTTGTCAAACTCTTCATCGCCCCAAATCCAGGGCATTACTTCCAAATCCCATACGATGTCTACAAAGTCAGAGTGCTTTTCCTTGTCGTGGT